GGGGTGTACGTGCTAACACAAATGAATATTTATTGGTATTAATTAATTATATAAACGCACATATAAGACAAAAAGAAATAAAATGAAATAAAATCAAATCAAATCAAATATATATGTATATATATATGTATATGTATATAAATGTTTATATATATATAATGCAATTACTGATGTGTTGCATTAAGAGAATAAGATATCTCTGAAACATAAACATCAAAGTTACCTGAGACCATACCACCTGGACCGGTGATTGCAATTTGTTGCACAGAAGTTGATGTGGCACTAACCGCATTACATTGTATAACAGCAGTATACGAAGCAAGACGATCTGTCACATCAAACATTCGTGAAGTAGTCTCTGTATTACCAGAGAAACAATACGCAAGCACGAGATTTGAACCAATGGTTCCATTTGCAGGTTGGGAAGTAAATGTATCCGCAGCTGTTGGCTTCCAACTGATGTGGACAAGGTACTTCCCAACACGCAAAAATGTCAAACTAGCAACACCACCGCCATCAACCACCATTGTTGAACCAGCAGAGTAGTTCAGCGCAGTGCTTTGAAATGGCGCAGCGGTTGTAGCGGTTCCAGTTGTTGCGGTACTGTAAAAATGGCAGCCGATGATGGGCGCACCCAACGGATTGGGCAAGCGCGGCAACATCAACTTGACATGATATGAGACCCACAACTCCCCTATGGTTGCCGCGGCTTGCATACCTGACGTAGCCAGGTAAAAGTTGCCCCAATCATAGAAGCGTAGGTCATCATCTGTGTCCACCGTGCCATGACGAATATACATACGTGGGATAACAGTGGTATCACGAGCACATTCGACAGGATGTATTTGGGTAGCACAAGGTGGGCCACTAGTACAGTATTGATACGACTCCATTTGTACTTTATTAACGAAGTCAGCATCATGTGGGTCATAATTTGTAGCGCAAATCACGACACCCAACGCTGTATTAGTTGAGTTAAGAGCCATGGCAGAAGTTGTCTTGAACTCAACTATCATGCCAAGAAGCTCATAACGCTCATAATTAGCTGCTATATTGGCCAAAAACGGGAAACTAGTTCCCAATCCAGGATTAATAGCATATTTACGCAAAGTAAAGGCAGTGGTGCCAGAAATATCTCCCAAAAATTCACGATGGCAAACAATCACTGAGCCATCCTGGTCAGAGAAACTTGGTGGTGAATTCCCAGCGAGTAACGAGTTGGAATTAATTTTATAAGTTCCCATACCCGTAATTTTCCCGAGAATCCCACCAGCAAATTTACCCAACGCGCCGCCAATAGAGCCACCAACACCGGGCAAAATCATATTGCCCAACGTTGTACCGGCAGAATTGCCAAGGGAAGCAAACACACCCGGTGATTCAGATGGTTGTGCAACCTGTCGCACAACCATCTTACTAGGCTGTTTGTTATTGACAATTTTGTTGCTCTTGATGGCAACTTTCTTCGGTTTACTTTTCTTCGTTGGTGGCATGATAATGATAACAGTGACACTCAACACAATAAAAAAGAATAAAGCTAAAACGCACTAAAGATATAGAATTTTCAATAAAACACATACAATATATGTAGCACTTTTTCACCCTGGGATTTATCAAGCAGCTTAGGTAAGCTAAATAGAATACCCAACGAATCAATTGATCCGTCCCTAAGCCGCCACAAGAGCATTGGTATCACTGATCATTGAGCACAACCTTCATGTTAAAACCATGAGGAATTGGCTCAGATTGACAAGGAGGCTGTAACAATTCCTCCAAGGTCTTACAACTTGTCAACCAATCAGTAAATTGCTTATCATTGTACTCAGGAACATCCTTGAGTGCATAAGTAGTCATCCAATTCCCAAACTTATTTGGGAATTGAACTTCTTTGGGATATTTCGCCCACCAACGCTCACCGTCAGCACACTCTGTACCAGTCAATTTGCCAAGTTGCATGACCCTAGTGACAAATTGACCAATAAAAGGAGTCTCACCATCAGTTAACCAATAAGCCAACGCTTTCATTTTGAGTTTATCAATGGCAAATTTACGCCAATGTTCAAAATTTTTATTCGCTAACTTATCAGCCTGTGGCACAAAATCTGTACACAAATGGAACTTCGTTGCGGCCCGTGCGATAGCTGTGCATGATGATAAATCACCATACCAAACGCCAGGGCCATACATGCGGTTTAGGAACTTGATCCCAAACTCACCACGTTGAACGGCTTCAATTGTTGCTACTTGACCAACTTTACTTGCAGCTGCTTCAAGAGCTTTCGGTGCCAAATCAGCAGTGACACCATCATCACCACCATAAACACTACCCTTCATTATCATATTCCATGCGCAATCAGAAGTTATATATTCATTATCAACTTTCGTTGTGCGAAAAGCTAAATAATGAATAAAACAATTGTCAATGGAATTAAAGGCAGCAGTTTCTGGTGAACCAGATCGTCGGCCATAACCTGCGTCGGCTTTCACACCTGTTGATGTGAAACCAACGACTCCGTATTGCTTGCGGTGCAATTCACTAACATCAGCATGATGTGATGGGTGAAATGCCCTCATCAATACGGCCAGCTCCAACTCCCTCAATGCCTGGGAAACCCGGCCATCGAATCGAGAAAAATCCGAGCAAACTGCGGTTTTAGCGGAACCCAAAATTTCAGTTACACGCCTACTTATTTCAATTGGTGTGACACCAAAGCCATACCATGGTTGTGCTTTCAAAACATCATCTGTAAAAGCGTAAATGTACCGTGAATACTCACGTTTAGTAATTGTATCCGGAACAGATATAGGACGTGGGTCCGCAATCTTTTGGTACGCTTCACGCTTGACAAAAATGTTAAATACCCATTTCATAAGCGCATATAATTCCGCTATCTCCAACTTCGCTCTCTGTGTAGGACGATTTTGCCGTTCGTACACCACACTGTTATCAACAGGATGTAATGTGTGCGGTCGTTTGACTAGATGTCGAATGAATTCTCGTATACAAGTCCAAACAAATGTACTAGCAGCCACCTTTGAGGCCACATCTTTCATCCTACCCTTCACCATTTGGTTATCATTAGCTTTGCTAAGTACTGGTACTAAGCCTCCAAGCATGAGTGGCCACATGAATGGAACCATTGCTGGTTTAGCATTCACATCAAAGCCTTCACCAGCGAACTGGTAAGACTCAACCATCATGCAAACCGGGGCAATAAATGTCGGCTTGACAGTGCATTCAAGCCGATGAAACATGGTCAATAATGCCGCATCGCCTTTGCGACGCGTCATGCCATGAACTTCATCATCATAATATTCCCCAACTAACAATGACTCAACCGACGAAGGTAACAGTTCCCTCTTATTCGTGCTTGCGATAGCTGCAATTGTCTCATCCAGGCGAACAGGAATTTCAACAGAAGTGAAACACCCGACACGCCCAGTTGAAACAACATGTGAGCCATCGCGAATAGCATGCATACGCAGCATGCCATTGCCAACGTTAGGGTTACAACGTAACAATTTTTCTCCAGTGAGAAATTGATTAGCGATTTCGGCTGCATCACCAACCCAACGTTTGGTTGGGACTAAAAATACAATTTCACGATTTGGTCCAGTTCGCCGACGCTCAACTAAATAAGAAGTGAGCGTCAACTCGCCGGTAGCCAAACGGTTAGTGACTTTAAGACTATCACGCGAATAATTCCATATTGCATGTCTATAATGGCCACCACCACTTGTATAATAATCCACAATCCCATGCTCATCGAATGTGTAGCTACATTCTTTACTGGTCATTGCTACTCGCTCAGATTGAAAAGTGTATATGAGAACAGGAACAGTTCTTTCACTAAGAACCTGCTCCATTGGTACATACTCATCAACATCAATATAAACGAGCATATCATCCGGTAAAGGATCGTAACTCTCTGGTAAAACATGCACATCTTTCACCCAATGATAATCCCTTGATCCAGCACGCCCATTACGATTATCTGAGGCAGATTTGGATACGTAATATGGTCGTAAGCCGGCAATATCGGCGAATTTATCAATGAAAGAGGATGCCGCAGCTCGTTCAGCTGCGCTAATACCATGTGTGTGGTTCGTAGCAGGTTTAAAGGGAGCGCTATTCAAATTACGAAAACGCTCACGCAAAAATTCCCGCTGAACCATTGGCACAGCTTGCTCATGCAAGTATGCCGTACGTGCGCCCACGTCGTGGGCAAGTGAAGCTAAAAAGCTCAAATGCCAACGACGTTTAAAGTAATAACAAATTAGAATAAAACATTGGTAGGAAACAAAGCCCAAACAAATGATAATTAGGCACACGGAGTAATTCTCCATTAAAAATTACGAAAATAAGAAC